GCTACACCCCGGTCGCGGCCTACGGTTCCCGCAAGCCGATCCACGAGAACGAAATTGGCTCTTTCGAGCAGTTCCGCTTCATCGTTTCGCCCGAACTGGTTCCGTTCCAGAACGGCGGCGCTGCGGTCGGTGCCACGGCTTGCGTATCCACCGGTGGTACCGCCATCGACGTGTATCCGCTGATCGTCGTCGGCCAGGAATCCTACGGCACCGTCGCCCTGCGTGGCGCCAAGTCGTTCGATCTGGGCATCATCCCGGTCGGCAACCGCGACTCCGCTGACCCGCTGGCCCAGCGTGGCTATGTCGGCTCCAAGTGGTACGGTGTGTCGGTGCTGCTGAATCAGCAGTGGATGGCTGTTGCCTTCGTCGGTGTCGGCAACCTCGCCTAACCAGCAGCCTGCATGACAGCACAAAGGGGTGGGTCGAAAGCCCGCCCCTTTTTTCTGCAAGGGGCAGAAAACCATGGACCTCGGTGATCTTTACGGCGGGTTGAATGCCCGCTTCTTCGAGTTCAACCTTCACTATCAGATGTCGAAGTTCGGAACGATTCCTGAGTTTCCAACCTGAAATCAATTGCCAATTGACAGGTGATTGATGTAGGCTATCGCCTCAACCCTTTTGTGAAAGATTGCAATGGCAAAACTCTACATTTCTGAATTCACCAAAGTCGGTGGAGTTGCTGGGGCCAATACTCCCGTTGCAATGCTCCCGGCTTCTGCAACACAGGTTGTTGCGATTGGTGGCGCATCCGCTCAGTCAGCAGCTTTGCGGGCAGACACCGGGTTTGTGCGCGTCGTGGCTGATGTGGCCGCCTCGATTGAGGTGGGTGCAAACCCAACAGCAACAGTTAATTCTGCTCTGGTTGGTGCTTATGCGGCTGAATATTTCGCCGTCGTCGGTGGTCAGAAAATCGCTGTCATTGCGGCTGGATAATTCATGTTTGGCTTGCGTCTTGGTCGGTTGGGTGGTGTAAAAGCAGGGGCTGGTGTGAAACCACTTGTCTCGCCCAGCACCCTTTTCGCTGGTGGTGAGCAAGGTTTTTGGTTTGACCCAAGTGACTTCAGCACGATGTTCCAGGATAGTGCAGGTACCACGCCGGTAACCGCTGTTGGGCAGACGGTTGGCAAAATCCTCGACAAGTCCGGAAACGACAACCACGCCACCCAAGCCACCGCTGCTAGCCGTCCGGTACTGCGCCAGAACGTGGCGGGAAAATACTGCCTTGAGCCTGATGGAGTGGATGACTGGCTAACCATTGGCAACAGCGACTTTTCAGCCATCAACAAGGTTTCGATTTTTGCTGGGGCAGCGGTCAATGGTACAGGCGTATGGAAGACCTTGTATCAGCACGCTGCAAGTTCAGCATTCAACGAGCCGAGCTTCGGATTGCAAGCGCCAGCGGGAAGTGCAGCATTGCAAAGCCTGAGTTATGCGGTGGGGACCCCATCCCTGTTATCGCTCGGCGGGGGCACATCTGACGCCAACATTCCCAAGGTTCTCGTCGCTCAGATGGACAGGTCGATTGCAGTGCGCTCGGCGGTCAATCGCATTGATGGGGTGGAGGTTGCTTCGGCCAACTGGGCCGTCGGGGGGAATTACGGCAATCTGCCGGGCAGGATTAGCAGCATTGGCGGGGATGCTTTTGCTGGAAAGTTGTATCAGCTAATTGTCCTTGGGCGCCTTCCAACTGCTCAAGAACTTACCAACACAGAAGCATGGATTGCTGACAAAACAGGGGTGGTGCTATGAATTTTTCAGCGTCAATTCCAGTCGATCAAATGATCACCGCCAATGAGACTTTGGAGAACGCCGGCTATGGCCCGAATAATTTCAGCGTGCCGGCTTACACTAGCCCGTCACCTGCCTTTGGACTACTTCATAGCTGGTCAGATGCTGCGTTTGAGGCGGCAGTGGCGGCGATTCCGGGTGTGGTTATCCAGCAGGAGCTAGCGAACCCGCAGGCGACTACAAGTGCACTCTCCGGACAGTGGGGCGCGGAAGCGAAGCCCCTCCAAGGCAACGTCACTCCGGGACTCTACAAGGACGACGCTGGGGTGCTCTGGTGGGTCATCCAAGCCTACAACACGAACACCTATCCAGACCCCGAGGCTATCCCGGCGCTCATTCGCAGGGCCAAGGTCCCCGGCGAAATCCTGCCATGGGTCCAGCCACTTGACCAGTTCGATGCCTACAAGCTGGTCAATACCTTCACGGGTGAGCCGGATCGCTGTACGCACGAAGGTAAGACATGGTTTGTCAGCGCCGCTGATGGAGCCGGAAACAATGTCTGGGAGCCGGGAGTATTCGGCTGGACACAAGCTTAAGGAGTAACACAATGTCAGTAGATGCAGGCGAAATCTTTCCCGCCCTCGAAGCCCTCGAAGTAGCGCGCTTCAAACTCAACCCGGTTGGTGAAGTCCTCGGCTTTGCCGGACTCGGAGCAGAGTTGCAACCCACCATCGTGGTTAGCCCGAACGCACCGGTCAATGACGATGGGCGTCCAGACGGGACAGTCTGGGTGACGGTGACCCCGTAATGCCTGCCACCCTGTTCGTCAAGAAGGAAGGTGCCTACGTAGCCGGTGCCAGTTCCAGCGCCAAGATCAAGGTGGCTGGGGCTTACGTTGATGCGACGAACTTGCGGGTCAAGGCCAACGGTGTCTATTCCAATCCCGGATCGTTGCCGGTCAATACGGTGCCCCCGAGCATTGCCGGCACGCTGGCCACGGGGGGCGTTCTCACGGTCACCCCGGGCACCTGGACAGGCAACCCCACCCCAGGCATCCTGCATCGCTGGGAGGCCAACGGTGTGCCCATCCCGGGTGCGCGCGGACTCACTTACACCCTGACCGTCAATGAGGCGGGCAAGAGTGTCAAGTGTGTCGAGATCGCGGTCAATTCCAATGGCTCGGACACGGCTGACTCCAACTCCCTCAGTGTCCCGGTCAATCTCGGGCCGGAGCTTCTGATTGATCCGAGCTTCGTTGCTGGGTTGGGTGAGTGGAACACGGACTTTTGGAACTTCTCTGGCGGAAATGCAATCCTTCCATCCACGGGTGTTTCAGCCAGCCATGTGACTACCATCTCGAATACTGTTGTCGCTGGAAAGCGGTATCAGTTCAGCATGGTTATTTCAGCAATCAGTGGTGCTGCTCTCAGCTTCAACTATGGGGATGGTGAGCAGTTCATCACGACCGGAACCAAAACAAAGTTGGTCGATGCAGCCAGTACAGGGCCAGCCGGCATCCTCGGAACGGGTACTTTCGTTACGGCCACCGTCGCCTCGATGTCGGTCAAGGAAGTGATCTAGTGGCGACCACGATCTTCATCAAAAAGGCCGGGGCATACGTTGCCGGCGGCTCTGGTGGATTGAAGGTCAAGGTGGGTGGGGTCTATACCCCGGTGCTTTCAGCCAATGTCAAAATCAAGGGCAACGGGTTCTATCAGAATCCGGTTGATCCACCTCACGTTCCGGCTGCATTCAGTTCAGGCTTTTCTTCAGGGTTCGCATAATGCCAAGACCTTCCTTTGCCGAGCTTCGTGCTCAGATCGCCGCTACTTTCCCGGACAACACTGCGGGAGCCATCACCCCAGCCGCCGTGCGCACCTATCTCACGAATGCTCTGGCCGCAATCCAACCGGGCTACGGTCAGTTGGTACGTCAGACTTTGGCAGCCACCATCGTTGCCAACGTGTCGCCCGCGGTCAAGGTCACTTGGGAGGCCGCCGGTGACAGCGACCCGACACAGACCACATCAAATTTCACCAACGGCAACATCGTTCGAACAGAGCGCGGGACCAGTCGGATCACCTTCACGGCTGACTTGGAAGCTGCCAACGGTCGTTTTGTCACTTTCGCCTTATTCAAAAACGGGGTGGCGACGCCGTGGCGTATCACCGGCAATGGTGGTGGCGTAGGTAACCCGATCGGGGTTTCGCTGGCGGCCATCGATTATGCCGACCCTGCCGCCACCTACGATATTCGGATGACGGCCGAGCTTGCCAACACAAGTGTCACCCTAACCAACATGGTGATGTTGGTCGAGGTGGTCCCCGTGAATACCTACTAGGCAAGCCGCAACGATTGATGTAGGCTATCGCCTCAACCTTTTTTCAACAGGAGCATATCAACATGGCCGCACCTCGCACATCCAAAATCATCGACTCTCCGGAAACTGAAGTTCCGAAGCCCAACGACATCACCTTCGATTCCGTCTATGTTCCCGACGAGCCGGAGATCATCAAGGTTTCAGCCCCGTCCGGTGGCGGCGGAGACAGCAAACAGTTCGATGAACTGAAATTCAACGAAGAGTTCGTCGAGGTGATGGTGCATGAAACCACCGACAAGAACGCTGAAGACCCGGTATTCACCGCCTGCAACGGGGTGACCCAATACTTTTTCCGCGGCCAAGTGCAGCAGGTTCGTCGGAAATACTTGGCGATCTTGGCTTCCTGCAAGGAACATGCGATCAAGACGGTCGAATACACCCAAGCTGACGGTTCGCGGGCAACCAAGATCGTTCGTACCTCTTCGCTCAAGTATCCCTTCAGCGTGATCAGTGATCCGAATCCCCGGGGCGCTCCGTGGCTGAGAGCCCTCCTGTCCTCAGCCACCTAATAAAGCCTGCTGTTCTCCTGCGGCAGCTTTCCCGGCGCCCTTGCGGCGCCGGTTTTCATTGTGCTACTATCGCGAAGACTACTTCTGAGGTGACCCCGTGAATTTCCTTCAACTCTGCCAGAGAACCGCGCAAGAAGGTGGTGTTTCAGGGCAAATCACATCCACCCAAAACCAGACCGGTGAAGCCAGGCGGATCATCAATTGGGTCAATACCGCTTACCGTGAAATCCTGAACAGTGATCAGTTCGCCTTCGGATTTATCCGCAAAGAGGTTCATAAGCAACTGATCCAAGGTCAAGGCACATACACCCAGGCCGATCTCGGGATTACCGACCTTGGTCAATGGGACACCGAAACCATGCGGGTCTCGATCAACGAGGATCGCAGCGACGAGACCTTCATCATCGGCCAACGCTGGCCTGCGTTTCGGGACTACTGGCGCTTCAGCACCAGACGATACACAACATCCCGCCCCTTGAATTGCGCTGTCAATCAGGAAACCAATCTTGAGATTGGCCCTGTGCCAGATGCGGCCTATTGGCTCACTTTCCAGTACCTCGCGGTTCCTTCAGACCTGCTGGCCGACAGTGACATTCCGGTAATCCCTGAGCGTTGGCAGATGGCGATTGTGTGGCGCGCGCTGCGCCATTACGGCATGTTCGAGTCCGCACCCGAAGTGGTCATGCGGGCTGACACTGCTTACAATGAAATCGTCTTGCGCATGACCCTCGACCAGGCCCCGCAGATCGTGGTTGGACCCCCGCTATGCTGAGACCCGAAGGGCTCCCCCCGGTACAGTACGAAGTCACCCCGCTTCAGGGGGGCTACGACCAGATCACCTCAGCCTACAACCTGACGCCGGGAGCACTGCGGGACTGCATCAACTTTGCCTGTCGTTCGCAGGGCGGCTACTACCGCGTGCCTGGGTATGAGCGGTTGGACGGTCGCCCGTCACCGAGCGCGGCCACTTTCATCACCATCGATGTGACGATGAGTCCCGGTCAGCCGATTCCCCCGGTTGGCTCGGTCGGCAGCTTTGGCAACGTGACCGGAACGGTCTGCTACGTTGATCCCTACGGGGAATATGTGGCGGTCACCAAGTCGATTGTCACCTTTGCCACCTTCACCCCGGGACCAATCAACATCGGCGCGGGCAACATCGGCGTGGCGACTGGAATCCACACCCAACTGACGCTCAAGCAGAACGCGATCATCAAGGCGTCCGCGGCCAACATCTACCGGGCCGACATCCAGGTGGTGCCCGGGTCCGGGCCGATCCGCGGCGTGGTCTATTTCAAGGATACGACCTACGCATTCCGGGACAACGCGGCAGCGACGGGGCTGGACATCTACAAGAGCACATCGGCCGGCTGGGTCAAGGTCGAGCTTGGTAGCATAGTCAAGTTCGACCAGCTTACCGCCGAACCGCCGAACAGTAGCGGTATCGGAACATGGACCATCACCCAAGGCGCGGTCACGGCGACGGTTACCCGCTTCGTTGTTGAGGGTACGACAGGTAATGATACGAACCAGCGCTGGAACGGGCGCATACTGATCAGTTCTGTGACCGGTGGAACTCTATCTACCGGAGCATTCACGATTGTCGGTGGTGCTCTTGATGGTGAAACTGGAAACCTGCTTGCCCCGCCAGTACCGGTGACGCTGCTCCCCGGCGGCAAGTACAACTTCAGCATTGGGAATTTCAGCGGCTACTACGACAACGAGCGTGTCTATGGTGCCGATGGGGTGAATGATGGTTTCGAGTTCGACGGGGCGACCTACGTCCCGATCCCGGTGGATGCGCAGGCCAAGCCAAGCTACGCGATCGTGCATTCCAATCACCTGTTTTTCGCGGTGGAAAGTTCGCTGATACATTCGGCGCTTGGTAATCCGTACAACTTCGAGGTCGTCAATGGCGCAGGTGAGATCGGCACCGGCGGAAAGATCACCGGGCTTCTGATCCTCCCGGGTAACCAGGGTACAGCCGCCCTCGAAGTCACCTCGCGCAGTTCGACGTGGGTTCTCTATGGCACGTCGGCACAAGACTGGAAGTTCGTCAATTACAACGTCGGTGTTGGCGCTTTGGACCGCACGTTGCAGAACCTGTTCGACGCCTTCTCGGCTGACGACCACGGCATCACGATGATGAAGCAATCCCTGAACTATGGGAACTTCGATGCCGCGCGTCTCACCTACAACATTCAGCCGTTCATCACCAGCCTGGTCGGCCAACTTGCCTGCTCGGCCCTGAGTCGATCCAACAGTCAGTACCGGGTCTATTACGCGAACGGGTTCGGGATTTACACCACGGCCACGCCGCAGGGTATTGTTGGGCACGGTGTTGTCCTGTTCCCAGACCCTGTGATTTGCAGCTTTGATGGTGAGAATTCAAACGGCAGGTCAGTCCATGTGTTCGGCACAAGCACAGGGTATGTGATGCAGAACGATTCCGGGACCAGTTTCGATGGTGCCCAGATCAACGCCTACCTTAACACCAACATCAACACGGCAAAGTCTCCCAGGATTCGCAAGCGTTTCCGCCGTTGCGTCCTTGAGCTACAAGGTGGTAACTATGTGGAGATGCGGGTCGGTTATGCGTTCGAGTGGGCCAGCGAACAAATCCTCCCCCATGCATTTGAAGAAGGCTCTGTGTCTTTCTCAGCTTTGTCTTTTTGGGACACATTCACCTGGGACAGCTTCTATTGGGACGGGCGCTCGAATGATGTGGTGTCTGTGGAACTCGAAGGCACCGGTGAAAACTTGCAAATGATGATCGTGGTGGATTCCGATTACGTTGAGCAATTCACGATCCCAAGTGCGATTTTTCATTACACACAACGGCGTGGCAATCGGTGATAGAATTGCCCAACATTTGAGCGAGACAGCACAATGTCGAACGAATACTTTCAACCCGGTTCAGTGCCTGCTCCGAATAGTCCGGGAGCATCTGCTGTCATTCGCAACGAGTTTTCCAGCATCGCCACTGCTTTCGACAAGCTGCCGACGTTGGCGGACAATGCCGGATTTCTTATCGCTGTCGATCCGACCGGAACGCGCCTGATCTCTGCTGGATTCAACGTCAATGAGATTGTCACCCTCGACGGTATCCAGACGCTTACCAACAAGACAATCGCTTGGGCGGATAATACCTTTCCTGGTTTCGGCACAGCCGCGACGAAGAATGCCAGCACGGTTCCTGGAACCGGCGAAGTTCCGGTCATGGTTGGTCCGAACTTGTTTGGTGCGATCGACGGTTCGAACCTGATTAACCTGAATACCGACAATTTTGGCGATGTTGTTCCTGTCTCCAAAGGTGGCACGGGAGCATCCGATGTCAGTGGTGCGCAGGCGAATTTAGGGATCGACCTCAAGGCCGATAGTTTCAATGCTGTATTCACAGGCGCACCTGTTGCTCCAACTCCGAGCATTGGAGATAACAGTCCGCGTATCGCCACCACTCAATTTGTTCAAGAGTCGCTTGTTGTGGTAGGTGGTTTTGGACCATCGAACGAAATCCCTTTGATGGACGGAGTTGCTTCAAGTGGGTCCGGTGCGCTGGGTTCTCGTGAAGATCACACACATCCTTCCGACACCACCCGTGCTCCAAGCAGTGCCGCTACCGCGATTGGGACCAGCTTCAGTCCAGCCGGTGGGGTGAGTGCCACCAACGTGCAGGCTGCCATTGCCGAACTGGATTCTGAAAAAGTTTCCGTTGGGTCAATCACGGCTGCTGGTACAAGTTTCACACCCGCAGGGACAATCTCCGCCACAAATGTTCAAGCCGCCATCGCTGAATTGGACAACGAGACACAGAATGCGCTTTCTGGAAAGGCATCTCTTGCATCACCTGTTTTTACCGGTGATCCGAAAGCGCCGACACCTGCTTCGTCTGATAACGATACTTCGATTGCGACAACGGCGTATGTGAAAACAGTGTTAGCACAGCAGCCGACAGGTATGCAACCCTCAAATGCAACACCGTTGATCAACGGTGTTGCGACCCCCGGAGTTGGTGTTGAAGGTTCTCGTTACGATCATGTACATCCTGTTGATACCAGTCGTGCTCCGGCTTCGGCAGAGACTGCCGTCGGTACGACTTTCACGCCATCGGGGACCATCGCTGCTACCAATGTACAGGCTGCGCTTCAGGAATTGGCTACTGAGAAAGCGCCTGCTAGCGCAGAGACTGCCGTCGGAACCAGCTTCACACCCGCTGGTAATGTCGCTGCCACCAATGTACAGGCGGCAATCGAGGAGTTGGATACTGAAAAACAACCGTTGCTAGGGTATGTCCCCGTCAATAAGGTTGGCGACACAATGGCTGGCAATCTGATCATTCAGGATGCCATTCTTACCGTGTCTCGTCCGACAGGAAACAACAAGAGCATCCAGTTGGGGGGCCAGAGCGCGCTCGGCTACCCCTATTTTTGGAGTCCAGAGGGACCAGTGCAATGCGCCAGTGAATTACTGCTGCCTTCCATCCCTTCGACGGCTAATGCCGCTAACTGCCACATCGCCACTGCGGAAAACAACAGTGTCTACCTTTCAACGTCGAGCAGGCGATTCAAGAGAGATATTGCACCGCTGACGGAATATCCAGACTTTGATGCCATCCAGCCGGTCACTTACAAATCACTGCATGAGGCGGATGGCGACAAGGAGTTTCTCGGTTTCATCTCGGAAGATCTCTATGCAGTTGACCCTCGGCTTGGGGATGGCGACACCTTCTACGACGACCGCGCCATGATTGCCGTCTTGTTCGCAGAAGTGAAGGCGCTAAAGAGGAAGCTTGCCGAGGTGCAGAATTGACCCGTCTGATCCTCTGCCTGTTCCTGACCGGCTGTTCAACTGTCGACCATGAAACCCGCTCCCTGATCTGTCTCGGCTTCTGCACCGAGCAGCGCATGGAGCACAAAGCCACCCCAAAGGAGAAGCACAATGAAGCAAACCATCAAACTCCCTGACATTCCGGTGCCTGGCACCAGTGTCGTTCTCACCAACGTCGAGGTAACAGTCGAGCCTCTGCTGCCGCTGGACACCATCCAGATGGCCCTTATCGACTGGATTGTTCGTAACTACCCACCTAAATAGGTTGGTCGGTGTTGTAGCACGGGTGAATCCCTACAAGAACATCGAATCAAAGTTGAACACCTAAACGTAGCAGGAAAAGACCATGCCGATCACAGCACCCATTCTTGGCCAAGCCACACAGCAAGTGGCCAACGCAGCGACGCTCGATCCCAATCAGCTTGCTCAAGCAAACGCGACCACGCTTTCCGGCCAAGCCGCCAACATCATCGGCCAAGGTGGTCCGTTGATGCAGCAAGCCGCCACCATCGGAAACTCCATGGCTGCTCAGCGCGGACTGTTGAATTCCAGCATGGGCATCCAGGCGGCGCAGAATTCCGTTCTTCAGAACGCGACACAGCTTGCCCAAGGTGACATGAATGCGCTGAACCAAGCGAACCAGTTCAATGTGCAAGCGGCGAACCAAGCGATGTTGCAGAACCAAGCGAACCAGCAGCGCACGAACGAGTTCAATGCCCAGCAGGGTAACGCAATGGACACCTGGAACCTGGGTCAGCAGAACGAATCTGTGCTGAGGACGCTCGATGCCAACAACAAGGAAGCTTTGATGAACATCGAGGCGAATTACAAGACCTTGATGCAGGCCAATTCCAGCGCATCCGGGATGTACGAGCAGATGCTGAAGAATCTGTCCGACATCCAGACCAACAAGGATATGGATGCTACTGCTAAACAGACGGCAGTCGAGAATCAACTCACTTACCTGCGCACCGGCATGACCATGCTTCAGAACATGAATTCTATAGACGGACTCGTCCAGTTCTAGGGTCTTGTAACCTTCTAAGAAAAGTGGTATGATGTGGTCCTCACAACAGGAAACCATCATGCCACTTTACCTAATCACCTCACCAGCCGGAAAGCAATACGTGGGAATCACCACCCTTACCGTGAATCGCAGGATGTCAGGCCACAAGACAGCGGCCCGCCAAGGCTCGCCCTATCCTCTGCACGCTGCGATTCGCAAGTACGGCTTCGACAACATGGTGGTTGAAACGCTGCATCCGAGCCAAGACCTCGAAGAGCTTCACGGGCTTGAGGTTGCCAGCATTGCTGAGCGTGGTACCAAAACGCCGAACGGTTACAACCTGACTGCCGGCGGTGAAGGTACGTTGAATCATACTGTCACCGATGAGCAGCGGGAACACCTCAGTCGTCGCATGTCTGAGCGTTGGAATGACCCAGACTTCGTAGCTATGCGTAGGGTGAGGGCGCGCGAGCAGGTTAAATCTTGCAATTCTGAACAGAAGGCTGCATTTCAAGCGGCAGGTGTGGCGTATTGGAAAAATCCTGAAAACAGGAAGCGTCGGGCGGAAGAAACCCGTAAGCGAATCCAAGACAATCCCGAGCCAAGCCGACGGGCAATCCTTGCAATGCACGTGGCGGCAAGTGTGCATTGGGAAAACCCAGACGCCCGGGCCGAACAGGCTGCAAAAACAAAGAGTGCTCGCGCCGCTCAAACCCCAGAGCGTCGTCGTGAAATCGCCATGTTGGCAGTTGAAGTTCGCGCCAAGAAGCGTGCTGAACATGAAGCCTATTTGGCAGCCCTTCCACCGGAACAAGCCGACCAGATTCGTGCTGAAGCACGTGCGAAGAAGTCTGCTGAAACCAAGGCTGGCCGTGCCGCTACTACCCCTGAGCAGAAGGCTGCATCCAAGGAGCGTTACCGCCAGGCTGCTCTTCGTCGCACCCCGGAGCAGCTTCAAAAGCTGAAGGCGGCGCGCAGCGAAGCAATCCGTGAGAGAATCGCCTGATCATGCAAATTCCGGCCGACGTTCGCACCTACCAGGCTCGCGCTACCCACTACACCGGGGACCGCGGGCCTTGGCTCGAACACATGGTCGAGGACTGCGGGTGTTCGCTCGATGAGGCGATGGCGTTCCTGGCCCCGTACCAGGTGCTCCCCTATGTCGATCCGA